CTCAGCACCTACGTTGTTCTTCCAGTGACCTTTGATAGTACCGTAACAGTTACCTAGAACAATATCAGATCTATGTTCTACTGTCTTGTTTACCGCAGTACCCTTAGTTGTATAGTCGGTATTCAACCCAACTGTCGTATTTTTGTTCTTACGTACTTCTGTATTACTGTTACCATCAACGTTGACGTTATAGTCACCCCCAACATTGACATTATAATCACCGGTAACTTCTAGATTTAGGTTACCGTTGTATACTAGTTTACCGTTACCTTCGACAATAACAGTTTGGTCACCACCAGTAACCTCGACCTTGTTATTGACCGCAGAGATGACTACAGACCCGTCTGCGCGGACTTCTACACCCGCACCCTTACGGTGTTTGATAAGAATACGTTCACCGCCAGGAGTGTCATCATAGGAGATGATATGTCCGGACGCAGTTTCTTTTACTTGGTTGAACGGGAATCTAGAAGGTTCTTGGTCTTCAAGATCTAAGTCAGTCCCTTCGGTACCACCTCCAAGATAAAGATTCTCTACCTTGAGTCCACGGGCAGAACGGTTAATCGATGACCCATAGTGATATTCCCTCTTGGGAAATTCTCCGGTGGGATCTTGGAAACCATCAATTGGAACACCTTCGGTATTTTCAATTGCCGGATTGTCACCTATCGTGGTTTTATTCGTTGTAGTTGTCATACGGCCTTCTTCAGTTTCAGACCATTTCGGTCTAATGATGTTTCTGTCAATGGATCTGCATACACACTCTTCTTACCAAACTTATTTTCAACAAAAGATATAACATCAAAGTATGGATCTTGAGAGGAGAGGTCAATGTCATTATGTCCCATAACTTGACCGCCCGGAACTATTTGATAGAATATTTCCAGAATAGACTCTAAGGTCTTCATCTGAGATATTGTGAAAGAACTTGCAGACAAATTCAATAAAGGGTTGTCAGCTTCGGTTGCAACATTCACGCCACCAACTAAACACACATCAATACAGTTGAACTTGTGTCGGTTGATGTCACTTGCATCAGAAACGTTATCTAATGGTAGTCCACGTTGAAGTGTACCGTCACGTCTAATAACTAGATGGTATTGGATACCAAGATGTCCTGCATCGTTGTGTCTCAACTGAATCTCTTCGGCACCAATGTTTGCATTAGTATATGTCTCACTTGCATGAACCACGACTTCAGATATCTGTCGAGTCATTTTAACAAACTCCAACCCAAGTTCTTCTTTGGAGTCTATGTAAGAAAATTCTCTAATTTGACCTGCGGAATATCTTTTCACGAGTTCTTGGAGGTCTAAGTCTTCAGTGAAGAAATCACCCGCTTCAGATACAACACTTCCTGATATTGTGGTGTCTACCTGTGCAAGTGCATTCTCAATCTTATTGGATATATTACTGAAGTTCTGAATTTCGGTATCAGATATTCTCGCAGCTGCCGCTTTACTCTTGACTTCTTTATTGAACCCATCAACGGTATTTGCATCAGTATTTCTGATAATCTCTTTTAACTCAGGAGATAGGGTCTTGTCTTTTAGTGAAAGTGCTTTGGTTGCTTTGGTGAGATTTATATCTCCGCCAGTCATAACATCATTCATTATACCAGACAAGAAATCTTTGTCAAGTTCTTCTCCTGCACCAAACAATCCGGTAAGAATACTACCTACCGAACCCGTCAGATCTTCGAATAGATCCTGTGCGGTACCGAATCCCAAACTTATATCGGGTAGAGAAGTGTTGACCAAATCTGTTACTGCACTTTCAATACTATTTGTAATTGCACCGAATCCATCTTGAATTATATTCTTTGCTTCGTTCAGTCCAGTTTCTATTGCGGAAGTGAGTGTACCTGCTGCACTCGCAGCCGCAGACGCGACTGAATTACCAACACCTTCGACTGCGGATACTGCACCCGCAACTTCATCTAGTAATGCGCCACTCTTCGCTTTATCGGCAACTTCGTCTAATGCACCCTGTACCTTTCCGATACCTTCGGTTATTGATGCACCAAGGTCACCACCACCTGCCTTTGCAGAAGAAGCAGTTGACTTGATAGAACTCAACAAACTACTCTTTCGTTCAGATGCGTCTTCGATTGCACCCGCAAGTTCATCAAGTGCAGAACCACCCAATGAAACAATAGTAATAGTTTCTGCCGGTGGAATGATACCTGTCAATGATTCAGTAATTTCTGGAACGGTACTTGGTGCATTTTCTCCGGTCTGTACTACGGTAGGTACTAATCCACCATCGACCAGTTGTGTGATAGGGTTTCCCGAAGAGTCTTCGGTAGGTTCTCCATTACCATTTAAGATAAATTCTTCTATCTGAGTGGCTGTATTCGTCACGGTAATAGTAGGAATACCTACATCAGTTATCATATCAGAAGGATTTGTACTAGGATAGATTGATGCAGTACTCAGTACCTGAGTCAATGAACCGGTAGTATTACTTTGGGGATTGTTGTCTAAACTCTTGAAACCATTGATATCAACTTCAACATTTGTACCGAGTACAGTGGCAGTGTCAAGTAGGTTCGCATCCCGAGACTTTGTGACCTGAGCATTGAGGACATCCAAGTCCGCAGTTGCGGTTGCTTTCGCCTTGAGATTCGAATTTATTGTTTGGAGATCAGACATTTCTATACCTTCTTATTCGCATATAATTCATATACTCTTTTTACTTCACTGTTATAATCATCTTGAATAGGTGCATAATGACGACCCATGATGTTCCCCAAAGATTTTGGTTTGGACTTATCAATAACGTCAGAATTCAAAATGCGAATGTTTGCATCTACATGGGTAGTATTTAGTTCATATGCTATGAATGATAATTGGGTACTGAAATGCCACCATTCATTACTGAATGACTTCAGTCGAGTAAACCTAACATCACTCCAACCCATCAGTCCGGTACCACCGACATTTGTGTATGTGGTATTGAAACTACTGTTTGTGCGGGAGATTGCACCTACGATTGCACATGATTGTTTGATACTGTATCCGGTAGATAAGAAGAACTTGACCGCAACATCTCTGCGTAACTTAGAAGTAAACTCATCGAGAGGTTCGTCTCTAAGTTCATTCTTCAGTGCGGCCGAGGACTCATCAATAGAACCTGTGGTTTGATTGTAAAACTCTTGGTCAGGTGTTATTCTTTCGAGTAAGTCATCGTATGCAATAGACTTTTGAATCGCAGTGGGATACTCGGTACGTGGTAGTGAACCTATAACAATAGGTACCTGTGACTCTGTACCATCCATAAACATTCCGAAAACAAGAGAACCTGCCTCTAGTCTTGGAGTTGAACCTAGTCCGGACACACCACCTTCGGTAGTAGGTAATAGTACCTGTGCCCACGGGAGATCATTCTGTCGTACTTCACGAGTTGACGGATTATGGATACCGTGGATACGCACACGTACACGACCCTCCAAACCATAAGGAGGAGTGGTATCGATTACGTCAGCAACAAACCAACGAACCTTATCACCATAATAGTTAATCAATGTTCGGCCCTCTCTCCAGTTTGAATACCGTCATTGCAACATCGTGTCGGGTATCTCTAAAGGTGTGTCTTGTATTGTAAATAAGAAAGTCACCACTCTTCAAGGAGTCGAGTTGGTCTTGACTTTCCGGATTGTTATCATCATTCAACACATTGATACGAATCTTATCACCAACAGAACCACCCGAGGCAATGAAACCAGGCCCTGGCACTGTCACGTCCATCATGTTTTTAAATATAGCATTTCGGTATGCAAGGTTCTCTATCTTCTTGAGAAACATAGCAGGACTTACTTCGTCATGAATACTTTTCTTATCGCTGTATACACCACGAGAAACGATATTATGGAATATCTTTGCATTAGTATTATGTAGGTGATCCCCTTCGATGTTCACATCAACGAAATCCGGAGATTTGTAATAGGGGTCATATACATTTTGTTTTGCATAACTAATCAATCCATTCTCACTCGCCTTCAGTAACAATGCATCTAAACTAAAGTGTTGTGCGGTAGTACGACCATTACTAATATCTGTGACAGTATATAATGAACCCACACCACCCGACATAAGTTGGTTAAGTGTGTTCTGCATCTTACTAGTCTTCATTGTTTGGACTTGGAAGTATTGCATTGAAGCATCTCCCCCTTCTTCCTGTGCCTGTGTATTGGCAGGAGAGAACAAGAAAGGAATCTCTCTGTTCCATGCAGGTTGTTCTAACATCTTATCTAAACTACCTAGTCTTAGGTTCTGGTCGTGGATAGATGCATACAAGAAAAACGGCATACCCAAGTCAGTAGTTGCCTTACCTGTCAACCAAGTTGCGGCTTCGAGGGGGTGCATGTATGGGATAATACCCTTGAAGTTATTCTGAACAGACTCTCCTGCATAAGAAAGATCCACATTCTTACCACATTCATTCTGACATAATTTCAGTATCTCGGTATTCAGATCATCTCGTATGGCACGTGAAATGTTTTTGGTCTTACTCACGAATGCATGTTCATCCATAAAACTGAACACGTATAACGAGGAGTTACCTGAGTTAGAAGACTTGACGATGTTATCAATACCGGTCAACAAGAAAGAACGATCCATAACAACTTCTTCGGATTCGGACTTACTCATCTCACTCAACATCTTGATATGTAATCTGTCGGTACCACTGAAACCCAAACTATCAAATATACCTTGGTCATCAGATATCACAACTTGACCTGAGATATATGGTTTGTCTAGATTCTCATAGAACACCAACTCCACGATCAAAGAACGGACATCAACTTTAAAGTCCGTCAATCTATCCGAAGTTATCTCCGCAGTTTGATATTTAAACTGTGATTGTCTTTCCATTATTGCCTCATTAAGTCAGCAAACTCATTCACAACACCCTTTATGGCATTAGGTTTAATAAGTTTGATTTGACGGAGACTCTCATTCTCATTCGCCAAATAGTCTTTCATAGTAACTTCAACTGCACCTACAGGTTTAGTTTGGTCTAATGGGTTTATATCAATCCAATTACCATCGACATCTTCGTAGTGATGTGTACCTAAGTACTGTGGCATTTCGCCATATACCAACATTGAGGTCGCAGTACCCGCAGGATTGGTATATGACAACTCTTCTCCGGTCTGGAATGTTCCATCAGTCAAGTTCTTGGTATCGATATAATAGGTCAACTTGTATTCCGAAGTAGGATCGAATGCGACACCTGTGATAGTTGCCTTACGTTTGAAGAAGTCTAAAGATACTTCAGGAGTGGTCAACTGAATACCGTCTTTCACTAACACCCAATTAAGTGGTTGGGTGTAAGTTTCGGCTTGCTGTACATCTGTTCTTTCTATTTCTATGATACCGTTAGAGTTAGGTACCACCACTTGTTCAGTAACTTCCGAAGTTGTTACTACGTTTATCGTGTCAATAACAAATGTACCGAGAGATAGATCTCTCTTGATAATCTCACCCTTCGTACCAGATACGTTACCGGTGACGATAGCACCAACCTCGAATTGGTCAGGTGCAGTACCTATAATTTTAGTACGATAGATGGGTTGGTTGTCTTCGTCATAATAGTCAACCACATCCTGTTGTTGTAATTGTACCGTTACCATACGGTGCGGATATCTTTTCCGTGACGCAGTGTCGATTTCATTCAACGTCAATGGCCAACCATTCTCTCTTATTTTATCATTCGCAAGAAAGAATGTCCAGTAGTAATCTGTGGTACCGTACAAACGAAATGAAGTTTGGTCAGGTCTTTCGTTTACAGGTATAGTATAATCCGAAAGAAATAGGTCACGTGTCTTTATCTGGTCAATCATATCCACGTATTGTGTCAGATTGGTCGTAACCGAAAGTGAAGTTTCATCACCGAACTTATAGAGTGTCGGTCTGAAGTTATAGAAATAAGACATTAGTAACCTCCTTCAGATACGTCTTTACGTACCAGTGCTTTCGTCTCTTGGAAACTCAGAGTCATATCAACTTCCATGAAGTTACCATCAGAGTGCATCGCCATTTGAGATGCGTTATACGTTGTCGATACATCACGAAGGTAACACGGTTTGATCTTGGCAAGGCCAGGAATCTGTCGTCCGTCATATTCGAATACAATGTTGAATTTGTTGGGGAATTTATAACCCAATGATATTGGATTGGGTGCACCAATATCCGCAGTAATCTCGTCCGGATATAATTCTGTCCGTAACAGTTTGATGATCTCACTTATTTCTCTTGCTTCATCCTTAGACTTGGCAATCATCTTAAAGGTGAACGCAAACTCACGAATGTTTGGTTGTTTGAACAATATACGTGAATTGGGGTTGAGTGTAACACCACCTGCAAGTTTACCTGCTGCTTGTGCCTCTGCACCGAATGAACCCGCCTGTGATGCGAGTTGGACACCTGCAAGTTTCGCAAGGTCACTGTTATCCCCACTTGTAAGATTACTTACAAATGAACCAAGACCTTTAACCATAGACGATGCGAATCCAAGACCCGCTTCCATCGTTGCACCGGTAGAACCAAGATCGAAGTTCTCGTAGGTTACATTGTCACGGAATGCCAGACCCATAGGAAGATATAAACTGACCGCACTAGTAGTGATTGGAATACTTTCTTTGGTCTGACTGGATTGTTTCTCAAGTCCTTCATACGATCTTATTTGTTCGGTGAGTTTTTTTGATTCCTCGATATTTTTTAGTAAACCTTCTTCATCACCTTCGGCTTTAAGTTCGTCAACCCTTCCCTCCAGTGCTTTCAAGTCTTCTTTCAACTTTTTAGTCTGCCTGGAAAAGACATTAAAATTACCGGTGGGTTTGTCTTCTCTAATACTGAAAATGACCCGTGCCTTGTAATCAGTATCATCTAATGGATACCTGAGTTGTTTGATAGAACCCTCACCGCCCACAGTTTCTCCGACTGGTACCGGTGGTTGTTGTTTTGCACCACCACCAGCGGCAAGTCTAATCTGTTCCGGAGTGAGTTTATCTCCGACCTTTACGTCATATATATTATCAGGCATTTATCCGATCCATAAATAGGTTAAAATCTTTAAAACTTTAAAACTATTTATATGAAAACTTACAAAGGAAAATACAAAATCCGGAATGAATCCAAGTATCTTGGTGATCCCAAGAATGTGGTGTATCGTTCGGGATGGGAAAAGGCTGTCATGATATGGTGTGACGACAATCCCAATGTGGTTGGTTGGGTAAGTGAAGAAGTTATTATACCATATATTTGCGAGACTGACAAGCGTCCCCATCGTTATTTCATGGACTTCATGGTCAAGTATAAGGATGGACGCACTGTACTGATCGAAGTCAAACCACACAAAGAAACTGTCAAACCTAAGTCCGGACAAGGAAGACCTCGGAGACAGGTACTCAACGAAACACTGACATATATTAAGAATATAAGTAAGTGGACAGCAACCGAGAAGTACGTTGCGGATAGAGGATGGCACTTTGAAATATGGGACGAACATAAACTAAGGGCTATGGGGATACTACCCAAACCATTAGGAAAGAAACCAATTAAACCATTGAAGAAAATGAAACCGTATAAGAGAAAGAAGTGATTAACAAGAAAGTATATTTTATAGGAATGAACAAGATTGCAACCACGTCATTCCACGAGTTGTTCAAATCATCAGGATATAGGTCATGGCACTATTCCTGTATGGATGCAGTGACTAGGGAACCATTGATGCTCGCACAACAGATGGGACAGAATGTTGACGAAAACAAATATGTGATGAGTTCTATTGATCATGCACAAGTATACAGTGATTTGTTTTTCCATCGTGAATATGCGTGGGTAGATGGTGTCAAGTGGTTCCAGAGGATCTACAACGAACATCCAGATTCTTATTTCATATTGCAGACTCGCGAGATGGAAGCATGGTTGGACAGTAAACGTAGACACAAAGACGGTGACTACATGAGACGTTGTTGCGAATATCATGACCTCGAACACGATGAGATGTTGGAATGGTTCCGTAATGATAGAGAGGAACATGAAGATACCGTCCGTTCTTTTTTTGCAAACAAGAAGTATGCAAACTTCCTTGAGTGGAATCTCACCACAGACCCTATATCTAAGTTTATAGATTTCGTCAAACCCGACTTTATACTCAGAGAAAAAGATTGGGGGGTTCATGGGAAAACATATAAATAAAGACATGGATTTTAACAGGAAGACACATGTCTGAAATTTTTAACAGATTAGAACGACAAGCATTCCGTGCGGGTATTAAACCACGCACCGATGAAAGTCGTGCTTGGTTTCTGAAGAAAGCACAGAACATGCGTAGTATCAACCGTGAAGCTTTGATGAAGGAAGAACCTCTCAAGGCAAGATCTAAACAGATCATTGGTGGTATGTTCATGTTTACCTATGATCCTAAACATAAAGACAAACTACCATACTATGATGAATTTCCATTGGTGATTGTCATTGGGCCTGCGAAGGGTGGATTCTTAGGATTGAATCTACACTACCTTCCACCCAAGTTGAGGATGCAATTCTTTGCCAACCTCATGGACATTCAAGGTAGTAAGTTGACAGACGATGCAAAGTTTTCATTGACATACCGAATGTTAAAGAAATCTTCGAACCTGAGATACTTCAAACCATGTGTAAAACATTATTTGAACTCTCAGGTCACTAGTCGTTTTGCGGAAGTACCTGCACCTGAGTGGGAGATTGCAATCTTTCTACCGACCGCACAATTCCGTAAACGAAACAGTTACAAGGTTCATTACGATAGTAGGCAGATGATACGATGAGTGCAGGATTTTCGATAGAAGACCTAAAGGGTCAAATAGGTGGTTCGGGTGGACTTGCGAAAGCAAACCAGTTCATGGTGCAATTACCTCAACTACCAAACTTCTCGGTAGATGCAAGAGAATTAAATCTATTCTGTACAGTTGCTTCATTGCCGGGCAGACAGATAACCTCTGTTGATTATCAGATGGGTACGACCATGCGCAAGATCGCAAATGGTTATGCAACTACTGATATATCCATGACATTCCTTGTGGCAAATAACCACGTGGTTCGTCAGTACTTCGAAGCATGGCAAGCGTTAGCACATGATCCTGTTACCCGAGAGATTGGGTACTTCGATGAATATGTGCGGGATGTTAAGGTTTCGACCTTGGAGAGAGGTCTGAGATTAAGTCTTATTAAGAAACAATTGGGATTTGTAGATAAGATACCATCGTTCCTAAGAAACAGATTACCGAACGTGGGGCCATTTGACCTCTCGCAAGGTGAACTAGATCTCGGTGGTTCTTTTTCTATGAAGACTACATACACATGCAACCTGTTGGAGTGTTATCCAACAACATTGACCGATCAAACATTGGGAAATGGTGAAGAAGGTGTGATGGAATTGAGTGTACAATTGTCGTACACTGATTGGGAAAGTGTGGTCGGTGACTACACTAAAGAAGGCGAAGATATTGCACGTGGTGCGATAAGCGGAGTCTTTGCAAAATTATTTGGTTAATTATTGGAGAATATTATGGCATTACCAAAACTAAACGCAACACCAAAGTATGAATTGATTATACCATCATCAGGACAGAAGATCAAGTACCGCCCTTACTTAGTAAAGGAAGAGAAGGTATTGATGATAGCATTCGAGACAGGTGATCAGAAACAAACGTTAGGCGCAGTAGTCGATACTCTACTTGCGTGTGTATACGAAGACATTGATGAGGGAGACTTAACAACATTTGATATTGAGTATATGTTTACTCAAGTCAGATCAAAGTCAGTAGGCGAATCATCAACAATCTTATTGAAGTGTACTGAATGCGAACATCAGAACGAACGACCTATTGATATATCGTCTATCAAGGTTATTGTTCCCGAAGGTGTCAGTAACATCATACAGTTAACAGATGATATTAGTTTGGAGATGACATATCCGAAGTATAATCAAGTAAAGAATACAAACTTTGAAGGTAATCAGATAGAGGTAGGATTTGGTTTAGTTGCCAACTCCATTGCCGCGATCCTAACCGAAGACGAACGAACCGACACTAAAGATGCAACCCATGCCGAAGTGCTAGAGTTCATCGAGTCAATGACACAAGAACAGTTTAAGAAAGTTGGTGACTACCTCGAAGCAATGCCAGCCCTAATGCACACCGAAAGGTTTGCTTGCGAAAGTTGCGGAGAGACTAACACGGTGGTATTGAAGGGGATGCAGGATTTTTTATCCTAAACCTTTCTCACGATAACTTAGTCAATCATTATAAGACTAACTTTTCGTTGATGCAACATCATAATTATAGTCTAGCAGAAATAGAGACAATGATGCCGTGGGAAAGGGAGATATACGTTAGTATGTTAGTTGATTATGTGAAGGAAGAGAATGACCGAATTAAACAAGAACAACAAAATGGATAAGATGCAATGCCAGAAAACAAACCATATGCCCTAGAGAATGCAATCAATTCGTTGCAATCCACGAATGGTCAGCAGAACGAGCAGATTATAAAGCAAGGATCAGAAGGTCTGCGCAATGATGCCTCGTTACATAAGACTATGAAAGAAGTTCTGGCAGAGTTCAGAGGTTCTCGCGGTGACAACGAAGAAGCAAGGCGTGATGGTAATAAGAAGTCAGGGGGTGCAACACCTGCACCTTCTGGTGGTGCAACACCAGAGATAGAGGGTGCCTTTAGTGGTCTTGGTTCTCTTGCGACAATTGGTATTGCTTTCGCAGGTTTTGTTAATGGTCTTGTTCAAGGATGGTTCGGTGTCATCAAAGATCTCGGTAAGGTGGTAAAGGGTACTTTTAATTTCTTCGGAAACACAATGAAGAAAATAATCACCTCGCTAGGTAACGTTATTAGACTGGGAATTGATAAGGCACTCGGTTCAAACGTTATGAAGAAAATGACGGAGGGATTTAATAAGTTAAAAGGATCTTTATCGGCATGGTTCTCCGAGAAATTTGCATTCCCCAAGTTCACTAAATTTCTAAATTCATTCAAGTTAGGTGTAGACGGTAAAGCAGTTGTCAATACAAATTCGTTCGTAAAGAAATTACTCAGCATTAGGACAGCGGTTACTGGGTTCTTCACTAGCATTGGTGGGTTCTTCACTAAGATTGGCGGCAAGATAACTGCATTCAAAGATGCCATTATGAAACCAGTCAAAGGAATTGCCCTTGGAATCCTTACGACAGTGGAAAATTTGAAGGATTCTTTTAAGTCATCCAAGATTGTAGCACAGTTTGGGAAAATTAAGACAGCGGTTACTGGGTTCTTCGCTATGATTGGTGGTAAGATAACTGCATTGAAAGATGCCATTATGAAACCATTCAAAGCAATTGGTGATGCATTCAGTAAAGCAAAGACTGCACTATTTGGTGCAAGCGATACAAGTAAAACACTAAAGGATACCACTAGTAAGATGGGTGGTGTCATTACGAAGATGAAAGCAATTGCTCCCTCATTATTCAGAGCATTCACTGCACTTGGTAAAATATTAGGTTGGCCTTTAACTATTGCTATTGGTCTCTATGCAGGAATCAAGGCATCAATAGACAAGTTTAAGTTAGGTGACATAATTGGTGGTGTGATGTCATTCCTTACTGCGGGATTTAATGCCGCCATCTTTAGTGTGGTGGATATTCTTAAAGACGGTCTCTCTTGGGTAGCAGGTATGTTAGGGGGTGATAAGATATCAGCATTCTTAGACTCGTTTACATTCGAAGAAATGTTCTCCTCTATTATGGTTGAGATCGAAGACTTCATCAGGCGGCCGGGAGAAAAACTAGGTGAGATGATGGATGCCGCCAAAGCATGGTGGGAAGGATTCGACTTCATGGAATCTGTTAAGGACATAGGTGCCATGCTTTCTGGATTGATAGATGATGCTATTGAGTGGATCAAAGGTAAGTTACCTAGTATAGATATGGTTACTGGATTCTTTGGTAAGTTGAATCCATTCTCTTCGGATGAAGAAGTACCAGTCGCGCCAGAGACAACACCTGTAGCAACACCAACTGCGGCAGCTGCATCAACCCAAGAAGTGGATGCCGAGACAATTAAAGTAATGAAGACGGTTGCCAAAGCAGAGACTAATCCTAAGAAACCAGTTGACGCAGAGACTATGGCATTCATTAAAGATCAAGACGATCCTGCATACATCGCCAAACAGAAGACCAAAGCAGAGAAACGTGCCAAAGCAAAGGCAGACATGGATCTCCGTGCCGAAGAAAGATTGCTCAGAGACGAAGAGAAACTGCGAAAGATCAAGTCTACTGGTAAGTACAAGGGTATGGATCTAGAAGAGTCCGGCGCATATGGACAACGCATCTTGTCTAACACAGATAATAAACTCGCAAAGATTGAAACAATCAAAAAGAATCGTGGTATGGATGTTGATAATATGTCTAGAGAGAATGCACGTTCTAGTGGTAGAAACGCAGTTACCGTAGTTGCACCATCGTCACAGAACGTGACTACCAACAACAATCAAAGTACTGCTGCGATTATGACACAGAATCAACCAACAGTTGATTATAATGATAGGACTTATGCTGTAGCATAAAAAAAGGGGGACTTGCGTCCCCCCGTGTTACTAGTCTTCCTGTGCCATCTGCGCAAAGTAAGATAGTGTGTCATCTTCCTCCGCGACAGCACCTACCGTTGGTGCAGGAGCAGAAACAATCTCTGGTTGTGGTGCAGAACGTCCAACGTTCGCTTCCGCAGTCTGAGTTAATGCTTCATTACGGATAGTGGTGTTAGCACCTACCGCAGTACCCAATACCAATTCCAGACGTGACTCTAATTCCTGATAGGTTTTAAAGTTAGCAGGATCTACGAACTCACCCAAATCATACTGTTGATTATAAGTGGCTTCGAGTTTAGTCTCATCCGCATCAAACAATGCAGAAGTGGACTTGAACTCCGACTTATCATAGTTACGGTAACCCGCAACATTACGAATCTTCAGTTCGAAGTCAGCACCATTCCAGAAGTCGAAAGGATTGACCGGAGTCTCGCCAGGGAATTGTGGTTGCATCAGATCCATGATCTTGTCAAAGATCTTCTTACCAAACTCATAGTAAAATACTTTACCATTGTTCGATGGGTTTGCAGGATCGTTTACCACAAGGATATTAGACACGTAGTGAAGACGGCGCTTCTGTTTACGTGCAGTTTCTTTGTCATCTTCGATACCCGAGTTCCACAGACGTGAATTCAGTTCGGATACAGGATCCTTCTGACCGATGGTAGTCAACGATTTCTCGATGTACCATTGACCTTGAGGGCCTTTGAATCCGTGATCCCAATATCGTACCCAAGGCATATCTTGACCTTCCATTGCAGGAAGGAAACGGACTACTGCGTAACCATTGCCGTTATCATCAACGGTTGGTTTCCACTTACGTTCGTCATCGTACTTATTGGTTTTGGTGTTAGTACCAGATGCTTCTTGAGCGGCAGATACTAATTTAGAAATGTCGGTAGAACGACTTTTTAGGTTTGCAAAAGACATATGTTTTCTCCAGTATGTTCAGCGTTTTCAGTTTATTTACAGTTTTTTTACACAGCGTATTTTCAAATGTTTCTTGATTGTACCATAGTATTCTAACCTATTTATACACATAAGTCAAGTGTTATTTTAAACATCCAGAGAATTAGTTTTCTCTAGGAAGTTCAAATTCATTGCCTCGGTTTCAAGACAATCTATAATTGAAGGTGTCAAGTACTTCTTAACATCTTCGACTTCCATGTTGTTCTGTTCACACATATGAACAATAGAGTCCATATAGTTAAGTTCCGAACTCCGAACTGTCCTCTCCACCATCTTCGAGAACCTCTTCTTGTTCATGAAGTTTTCGCTTGTGTTCGTCTCTTCGGTACTCAGATTCGGTACCGTAAATTCTATCGTCATTCTCTTTCATCTCCTCGGTATATTCACCGATATCTTTATAAAACCATCCCACAACTCTCTTGGGACGACCACTAGGAAAGTATGCAATAGCATGAACGACAGTACCCATCTTACCTTCTCGATGTCTTCCATAACGTGCATCTAACCAGATACTAGAGTCGAGATACCTTTTCAGGTTTCCGAGATATACCTCTAGTGTCTGATACTCATGTCTTTCCTTAGAATCCTTCGACAGTCGTTGTGCCTTCTTGGATCGAAGTTCCACACCTATTTCTTTAACCCACTCGCGAACCTTTCTCCAATGTATCGGACTATCCTCATCCATATCCAACAATAAAGGATGGACAGATTTGGAACCATCATGACCACGAGCCTCTCGTGCTTTTGCGAGTCTTTCACTCGCAGCGGCACGTTGGGCATCAGACATTGGTTTACGTTTGCGTTTTACTACCATGCTTCACACCGATATTCTACAAGGTTTTCAGTACGGAAAGATCTCCAGTCATTCACTTCGGTATCGAATAGAACAACTAGTTCTTCATTACTCTTGCGTTCCTTACCTTCTTCGGGTACCTTGTCTAACGGAATATGTTCGGAACTCAAAGTACCAATCATATTACGAAGATCACCATTCACCTTCTTGAACTGTAGGTGCACGATACCCTCTTTCAAAGCATCAACTATTCCTTGCTTCTTCAATTCGAGCGACTGCTTCTTCATCATCTCCGGTGTTAGTTCGTTCACTGCTTGTTCCATTATCATCTCCTGACCCTGAGGCCTCTTCATGTAGTTGTTTTACCCAATCATCACCTTCATCAAAGTAAACGATTAATCGTTCGTTTGCAATGATAAGATCTTCGATGTTTTTTAACTCACTTTCATCAGCACCATCTTTAATACGTTCTTGGACGTAAATGATGTTATTGACATAAGTGTCTTTCAGAATACGTTTAGTTACTTCTACGTCTTCTTTGAACTGCTTTTCCGTGTAGGACATAACGGGTCTTCTCCTTCAATTTTATTAATTTCTTGTTCATGCAGAACTTGCATTCTTCGTGATCTTCTTTGACTCTGTAATCTTTGTTGCGCAGATCTGAGTTTAAGATATCTCATTTGTTTAGACATTATATATCATTTCCTTACCACTGTCAAGTTAAATTTACCACTTTTTTACATTCATTCAGTCTACGAATACTCGACATCACTCCATATAGGTCATCCTCATTGTCTACACTAAACGCCAACCAAAATATTAACATCACTCTAAGGAGATACAAACCAAGTTGGTGTCTCGCGTTTTGTCCATTTGGCAAAGTACTTTTTCTCCTGTACATAGTAGGTACGGTATCCGTCAACTACACTATCTCTTTTACATTCGTCAGGCATACACTGTGGCATAACTGACTCATAGGCGGTCTGTTTGATGTTCTTAGGCGCAAACCATAACATACCGGATAGTTTGTCGTAGGTCGCATGAACACGTCCATACCGGTGTTCATACTCCTTTGCAGTGGCCTTGAAGTGTTTGTATAACCAACGATAGTTCTTATCGTTCTCGCGACACCAGATGTTAGATGGGTGGTTGACATGAGATGCCTTGTACAACAACTCCTCACGTGCAGATTCTGTAACCCTCCACCGTTTGATTTTACTACCGTTCTTGGTCTTGTCCAAATACAACTCACCATCCAGTACACGATGTGCGGTAGACAGTAGTTGACCATATTCGATAACCATCTTGACTACATGTTTGTCACACATCAACTGTGCAGCTTTCACAGGATCATCATCTAATCGAAATACATTCATTAATCAAAGTCCTCACAATCCCAAACACAAGAAACGATATTCTCTACATTAATAATGGGCAATTTTAATTCCGTGGCGATTTGAATGGTGGTATATCCATCTTCGTACATACCAATAACATTTGATACAACCGTACTTGCACTATCATAAAAATCATCATCAAGGTTCCAACGTCCACCGGTACGTCTCTCTTCTTTCTTACGGTCAACCATAACCGCAGACTTGTTGAAACGTTTAGCGAACTTAGCGACAGGATTGGAGGTCTTACCCAATCCATGTTTCTTTTTATTCGTCATTTCCTTTCCCCTTTACCTCCCACCATACTACCATAAGTAAACAGAATATGGCAAGAGAAATAATATCAGAAAAAAGAAACTCACCACTAATCATTGTTATACAACCCATAGTAAGTCTTACCAAAGATGCGGTATGCTTCTTTGTCTTTCACAACGTAGACTTCACGGAGACGACCAACATAACCAACACGAACAACCGTGTCGTAATCGATAGTTCCGTCACGCATCATCATGCGGAGGATCAAGTCATACTTCAAACCAATTGCGGAATTCAAAAGTTCACCAACTTTATATTTTTCACGACCGAGTTGGATCTCTTTGTCAACGACAGGGCGTTCACCAAGTGCGTGAGAGACTTTCATATCACAAGTCAAGTCCATTCCCATGAACATAGAACGTTCACCAGTAGAACCGTACACAACATTACAAGTATATTGATTAAACATTATTTATCTTCCTCTTCAATTTTATTACCATAGTAGTCGTTTTTACCTTCACGCATACCTTTTCGAATTTCGTCTCTTTCATACATCGCAGCGAGAGAACCACTGACCAAAAACACCGCAAAAATAACTACCAACAACCAAGTTAGTATATTAGTTAACAATTCCATTACTTCACCTCCACCTGATCGACCCAAGCAACATCACGTTCAAGATAAGTATGTCTGTAGTTAAGGGCATCGACCATAGTGTCGAACATCTTACAGTTTATTAACTGGTCATTAACAACGTTTCTCAATACATATTTAATCATAACTTTCTCTCTCATCTCAATAGGGTACTATTATCTCATTATTAGAACAAGAATGCAACACTTATTTCACTTATTTTTAGAACATTTTGTTATAAGCATATAACTCATCGTTTGGTATCGTTTGGTAGAGGAAAGAGAAAATGTTGTCAGTCTCTTGTGAAGTATTGGCTGCATCGACAACTACCATGTCAACGTTATCATTGTCATACCAATCCATCTTGTTGGTGAAGCGGTCTGCAACACGATTGAAGTAGAACACGTGAGTATCATCAGTCTTGGCGTAATTGAATATTCTGTCTTTCATAATCATCTTCTCTCTCATCTCAATAGGGTACTATTATACCACCACTCTATGTATCGCACAACCCCTTTTTTAGAACATTTTGTTATATGCATATAACTTTTTCGAATATGGAACGAAAGTGGGATACCATATTGGGTAGGTGAACCCACCCCTTGGTACTATAATCCAATGAGACCCCACCCATGATTCGCTATAGCATTGAGGATGATAAAGATACAAGTCGCCATATGAGTACACCACCACACAGTCCTAATGCCAGCAACAGTATTAGCTTGGGTATCAGTTTCTCCGACCTTTTCACCTAGACTCTTCGCCCATATTCTCCACCACTTATGTATCATACAAACCCACATATTGGTCAACTCTACTTATTACTGCTAAGTTAAAATCTGCTACATCACGTTCACTAAGCAACTCTTCTTTCTGTGCTTGGATGCCAATACCTATTTTAGTATAATCATTAATGACGCATTCATACTTACCACCACGCCACATCTCTTCAACAACACATGCTTCACACGCATCATGTAGGTTATCATAAACACCGACTATGTAGGAGTGATTTTCTCTATCACCCCAACGTAATGCTTCAACTACATAATATTCGGTCATCTTCATTTAACCTTCTCTCAAGAATTGCCTAACACCGATCTGACTCTGAATTGTTTCTTTCATATAGTTGTAGTGTGGATGGTTCTTAAAGAGAGCTTCGAACTGCTCCATGATAGTTTCGTTCGATGCACCCATGTAGACCAACGGGTCTACGAACTCTTGAACTTCTAATACTAACGTACTCATTGCAGACATAATACTTTCCTCAGTTATCTTAGATAATTATATAGTATTTCTGTAGGTAAGGCAACATATAAATAAAAGAAAATGAAAAATAAAGGTATAAATATGAGTGACGACATTTTTGATTTCGGTTTCACTATAGTTGACGAGGATGAACTGGATGCGGTTCAAGAGGCGCAGACAGCCGCCAATGAGAATTCTACAACTGTTAGCGAACTCGAAAAACGTTTAGACAATCTGTTCAATGCGGTACAACCTCTACTAAACAACTTGAAACAGAATCCCCAGAAAGATTATATTCTGTGGCCTAATCGTCTTGAGAAAATAGAACAATTCGAAGACCATATACAAAACATTTATAAAGGGTAACCCATGTATTATAGGACAGCAAACGAGCTCGTTATCAATTCACCTAGAGTGAACAGTACATCTATGAGTAGATATATTCACCGTGACATGAAAAAGGATGTGTGGGGTAGACTCAACTTTCTGATAGGGGGCGAAGTTAGAAAAAACGATCTGAACCTGAGATGGCATGACGCGGATGCAAATACTGTCAATGACGTGTTTAACTATGTCCCTATGATATTAAACTATATCGCACTAAAGGGTTACCGTAAGATACTGTTTGTCGGTCATTACAATTCGGCACAGACTAGTTGGACATTCCAACGTGGTAGTGATCGCCAGATACATAAGACTCCTTCAGTGAAGTCTCTCGAAGATACTATGGTAGATCCCAACGTGTGGACACAGTTTATTCCCATTGTTAAGATGGAATACAAATATAACATAGAAATGCATACTGTAGTACCAACCGAACTCAGACATAGAAAATTGATGCACTCTTTATATAAAAGATATGAAATCGATTTGATACCGGCAGATAAACAATACAAAGGTGGCCAAGAAACCCTTGGACTAACACCACCACCAGATACATCATATGATTGTGTTATACTTGCAGGTGTTCCTAAAGAGACCGAAGATACTGCTTTCACTTATCATCATGTGAAATCAGTATTCGCACCGTACTGTGATGAATCTTTTGATATAATAGATATCAATTATCAAGACCCAGACAAAGCAAAGTATATTGAAGGCGCGATAGAAGAGAATAGTGAATGGTTGAATCAGGTGTTTGTGAACCGTTCTATTTGGGACAGTAAGTTCAGAGAAATGTCAGAAGAGGATCGTGCCATTGAATATTCGATACTCAATGACATGATCCGGTGTCACAAAGGTTAGTTCCAGTCTACGTTCTTAGGTACATAACCTGCGATCTTAGAACGAATCTCTTTATCTAATTTGTCAACGGGAGTAGGTGGTTTACCTGCTCTCTTGACATAGAAGTAGTTTGCGTCTTTGACGTATGAACCACCCTTACCAGACTTCGCCAGATTCGCATCTACACCAACTTTGTTGAATGCGAATACGATATCCCCATCCATATACTTCTTGAGTTTGTTACCCATGTTGATGATATCACCCATAGTGTTAGCTGCACCACGGTGAGTATTGACAAGAATCTCGGTAGGTACAACACGTGCACGTTTCGCATTCTGTGCCTTCGCAACTTCGATATCATTCACAACCCATACGATATGGATGTTCTTCTTGTCGTAACCCAACTTAGACGCATCATTCGCAACCTTCTCCAACTTAGACAATTCCTTGAAGGTCATGTCGAAGATGATGTTTGGTTTACGATCAGCAGGCGCGGTCAATACTGAACGATAGAATAACTTCTCTTTGTTCTTATCAGTCTTTAGATAGATACCAATGATTTCGTGTAGTTTCTCTACATTCTTGGGATCTTTCAGGTTCTGTGACAATTTAAAAATATCCACACCGAGTTCGTCCATGACTCGTTTCTGGATCGCAGGTGTCTTAGCTGCAAGTTTCTTCAACTCATCCACATCGAAAGTCTTTCCTTCGATACCTACCAGATTACTCAGAATGAATCCTTTACCAGAACCCGCACCACCGGCCATGATAACAATGTTACCAAACTTAGGGTATGCTTTACCACCAAAGGTAATGAGTTTTTCAAGTAACGCTTCCGATTCTTCTGAAAGGAAGGTCTCTTCTTTTAAGAATGTGTTAAAAGATTGCATTTAAATTATGTTCCCGAATGTTATTTTATAAGTGTATTTATACAAAACAGGCAATCAAGAATGCAACACCACACCAAATAAGTACGTTGGGTCGGAACTCCCAAACAGTTTTAAAATCAACACAAGTGTACTTTATAAACTCACCGAACTTTTTACTGATTTCTATCACATCATCTATACTAGGCATTATTTTTTCTCCACAACTATTTTGACATTATCCCCTACAGGGAATTTCAGTTTACTATGACTATGATACAGGAAAAACTGCGTATTGTCAAACTCTTCGAACATCTTTGTCCAAATAGGTCTCCAGTTATTTGCGAGACGATGTGTGTTCTGTGAACTTCGATCTGATTCTAATAACAAGTCAGTATAACTACGGAGACTTGTATCGAACATGGAATCGAATCCGTAGATGTGGACTTCAGTCGCCTTCTGTACACGACATGCGTAGTCTACTGCCATATGACCACACGAGTAATTTGTCGCAGCCTGTGCTTCGTTCTGTCCTTGTAGTTTCGCATAAGACGGGATATGTGTGTGCATTGCCTTGATCTTCTGCGCATACTTCAGATAGAATGCGGGTTGCATTTCCATCCAGTGACGTGGACGGGTACCCAATATCCAATCATACATATCCAATTTGATATGACCATTGGCGAGTGCTAACATCATCTTATAGTCAACCATACAAGTAGCGAACACTTCATTGTTCGGAATCTCGAATGGGGGCATATTGCAGATCAGGAGTTTACCTTCGGTACCTCTTTCGAACCGAAAGGCATTATCACCATTGCCTAAGATATTCCATCTCATGCTTCGAATCCATGTTCTTCAATTAATATTTTACGATTACGCAAATGTTCATCTTCGATATCATCCTTGGATTGTCCGTGGTACGCAACCGCAAGATGGTCTCGAATCATAATCTCATTAACGGTCATTTGTCGGTCGGTTTTTGCGTCATAGACGAGGAACTCTCCGAGGATTCGGCCGTACTTTCCTTTACTGTCGAGTCTTGTACGGAGGACAGATGTTTCTCCCAGTGACTCCGCAAGGAATCTGGAGGCGAGTTTACCAAACTTTTTCTCGATAGGGTCACGAGTACGAGACTCGGGAGTATCAATACCGTATAGGCGAATACGCTGATTAGCATAAATGATACCGAAACCAAGATCAATATCGACATCCACAGTATCACCATCAACAACTCTAACAATTTTGCAAGAATATTCATACATTAAAAGTACCTCTCCAAAATCTCTAACTGTTCATGGTAGTCCGCAATGATCTTCAACTCGTGTTCTATCGCTTCCATCACATCAGGATGTTCACCAATACCGGTAGGATTGGCCAAGTAAACTTCCACGTTCATTTTATGTTTGTTAATCTTACCCACCGCATGGGATGTCAACGACTCAATTATCTGTTTTCTCATTCTCTACAACCTCTGGTTCATCTGTATTCATAGTGCGATAGTATATCACAACTTCTTTTAGTTGATTTATATATCGTTTTATTTCCTGCATGTTATATGCCATCAACTCATAATCACCTACCGACATTGCAACAAAGACTAATTGTCCTTCGTGTCGTTTCGCAATATCTTCTAGAAAGGTGTCAATGTTCTTGTCACTGACCACATACCACTGAGGGTCTTTGAGGTCAATCTGTCTAGGCATTGCGGGATGGATAATTGGAACTCTTATCTCTACCGTCTTAATCTCTACTGGTATAGGTTCTGGTACTTTACCCCAGTTACCTAGTGTCGTACAACCACTACTTATCAGTGTTATCAATAACAGCAGTGTCGTTTTCGATACTGTCGAATACATCTTTAGTTCCTCGGTTGATTCTTGTTTCTATCAGAGTCGGTTTTGCAGCTGCAAGTCGTGATAGGTTATGTCGTGCAAAGATTGCAAGGTATCGTTTAGACTCTGCCTCAATCTCTGCATTACGAGAGGACATCGCATTCAATGCTTCGGAAGTCTTCTGTAGGTTATTCTGTAACGCTTCTATCGTCTTTACTTGTTCTTGTTCACGTAACTCTTGTGCCGCAAGAAGTACCTGTTGTTGTACAACTTGACCCAACAAAGGTTTGTGTATGAACTGATAGAATCCTGCAAACGTGATACCCATACAAAGTATCACTCCTAATAATATTTTACTGAACATCGTGCCACGCCTTCTTTATATACGGTAAGTATTCCAATTCGTGTGGTTTTGGTTTACCACCACAATCCACAATCTTACAACCACTTGGAATATATTTAGGGAATATCCAATTACCCAAAACCTTACTACCAAGATGAAACTTCAGGTTGAGTTTGAGGTTTTGATTGAACTCTTCGTCCATATAGTAGATCTCAGAGTAACCGCCTGGTTTCCACTCTTCGAGTAGACGA